AGTATGTGTTTATAGTCTTATTGATATGCCTGAGTCCTGTTATGTCCTGAGCAAACTCCACTGCATCTCCTTCATCATACTTCTGTATGTACATTAGTGCCTGTGCTGAAGCGTTCTTATCCCACCCTCTGTTATTGAACAAGTCTATAGTATCCTGCGATACTAAAGGCTGTACTGTTTCCATAGAAAAACCTTTCTTAGTTTTTATCTGCCCCTTCTTATCACCTGACTTGTACCTAATGGGTTCACCATCTTCACCTAAAACTTCTACATCTACTGGTACTTTAACCTGACCACCCCAAAGAGCAGTAGCTACCTGAGAAGATGAGTTAGGGTTAGTAAAGTTATATAAGTCTTTCCATCTCTCCTGTATCCTCTCATCTTGTACCTCTAACAGTAGAGTCTTATCTTTCTTGGCTTCCTTCGCACCCTCTACATTAAACTTCATACCTTGGTAAGTCATATCCGTAGTACATTTAAGGCTATACATCATCTCAAGTATATATTCTTGCATAGCTTCTGAGTTTCTATACTCCTCTAATTGTTTCTCAAATATCTGAGAGGTTACTCTTACGTCAGACTTTAGGTATATTCTCAGTAGCTCTTGGTCTATCTCATCTGCTCCTAGCCCTGCCCGGAATCTCTCTTTAATCTCTGTGTCTTTCTTGAAGGGTAGTCTGTACTTCTTAGCTAGCTGTTCCAAAGATACCTGACCATCTATCCTACCAGAGGATATGTAATTGTATTTCTGTGTATCCCAGATGTTTACCAAGTCTAAGTTTAATCCATACCTCATTAGATACAGTAAATCAAAAGACAAGTTGTGACCTACTATCAAGTGAGCCTCTTCCCCTACCCAATGAACAAACTCAATAATACTCCTCTTAGAATAAAGTTGTTCCTCTTTGTCCTCATGTTTGTAACCTAAGGATACAATCCAATTAGTAGGATAGGTAGGGCTTGCACCAAAATGGGGCAGTGGTGCTCTTATTGTAGTCTCTACGTCCAACACAGTCACCTTCTGTGTCCAGAATCCATCACCTGCTATGTTCATTATGTACCTCCTAACAATGACACTAACTGTGCTCGTTCTTTATCTATCTTTATAGCTGCTCCTGCATTTCTAAACTCGTTGTTAGCAAAGGATAGTTTATTCTTAGGTGCTGATATAAAACGTAGGTCTGCTCCCTCTTGTGGGTTCTGACCTATAGTTATGATAGCATCTGCCTCCCCTTGTACTGCTGTCTTTGAGTTGTACAAAGCACCCATCTTAGGGTACTTCTCACCATCAGCCGAACCATCTAATTGGCTAGCTCCTATGATAGGGCCATACCTCTTAGCTAGTTCTCTTACATACTGAGCTAGCTTTGCATACCTGTCGATACCATTCATGCTGTTCTTCTCGAAACCACCGACCTTCCATATCTGGTCTATGATTATTATCTTAGGATTGCAAGCCTCTATGCTAGCCTCTATGTCATGCACAGTCATGCTAGTATTGTCTAACATTTTTATCTTACCCGAACCTATCTTCTCGTTGTAAGTATCTATGCTCTTGGACAAATCTTTCATCACCTCTTCTCTAGTCCAACCAAGGGCAGCTTGTGTCTGTCTAAGTCTAACTCTACTGCCTGACTCCTCATTGTTACACCACAATATGCACTCATCATCCTTCAGTTGAGTAGCCCAGTGGACTGCTTGAGTTGCGAGTAAAGTAGTCTTACCTCCGTCTGGTCTAGCACCCAGTATCAAGAAGTCTCCCTTTGATATGCTACCTAGCATTAGCTCTAGCTCTGGTATGCTCCAAGAATATTTAGGTGCGTCCTTCAGTTCTTGTAGTTGCTCCATCATCTCTGTGTCTGACAAGTTAAGAGAATCTAGATTCCACTCCACACCTTTAACCTCTAGGTTATACTCTCGCATTAGCTCGTTTATCTTATCCATGTCAGCCTCGCCATTGGACACGTCATAAGCTGCATCACTAATCTTCTCTGCCCAGTAACGAGTAGCTAGTTTCTTCAGCACTGTGCTGTCCGTTACCTCTGGCATACCATTGAGCAGAAACGTCACGCTTTGAGCGTGTTTCAGTTTCTCGTCAGTCATGTTGGGATGTTGAAGTAACATCCAAGTGGAGAACTCTTCCCAATCTACCTCGTCCTTCGAGGTGTCATTGAAGTATGGTTCTAAGTTTTGATAGATAAATCTAGTAGTCTTAGTAAATCTCTCTTCCCTAATAAGGGAAGAGAATCTTTTAAGATTACTACTATTAGATAATAGTTTTAATATATCAATCTCCATGTATCACCTCTCTTAAATCAGCATCATTTATGTAATGCTTTGGTTCTTTATTTACTAATATTATACCACACTTTATCGTTAACGCAAGCTGTCTCCTGATTTCTTTAGCTTGCTGTAGCACAGCCCGGCTGTCATTGTCAAGCCAAATCACAACTCGTCTACCTTCCTTATACCATTTAGTTATAAGAGAAAAGACGTTACTATTCAAAGAGATACCCATCAAAGGTAATGCAGTGTATGACCTACTCACTCTGAGAGCAGAGCAGTAGTCTTCTGTCAACACTAAGGTATCAGGCACTGTATCTGCTTGGGTAAATGGATGTACTGTTTTACTACCAAGCACTATCCATTTAGGCAAGTCATCTTTAAATGTTCTTATGGCTACACCAGTGACCTCATCCCAAGATGAAGTGGAGCGCAGGGGTATAGTAAACCTGTTACCATCCAACATACGAACACCTATGTCCTCATACTCAGACACGTTCAAACCATTCTTGAACCACCACTTACGGGTTAGTAATGGGAGGTCTTCAAAGGGTACAGTCTCCCACCTGTCACACGTTTTCCAAGTAGCTAGGCTAGGAACTCCCCATCTTTTGAACGGGTCATCACTAGTTGTATCAACTGCCACTGTAGATAAAGTCCTTCTCTCTGTACAGCTAGGTCTGTACACTCCCCTACCTCCGCAATGGTGGCAGTATCCTATCACATCTCCTGTCTCTGTCCTTGTTAGGTAAAACTTTCTATTACTTTCCTCCGCCCGGCAGTGATTAATCCTGACACTGCCTGAGTCTGGGAAGTATTCTTTGTATGCCTCCAAGTTAATCGAGTTCATGGTTCACCTCAGTATAACCTAGCTCTAGCACTGTCTCTTCCGTAGTGGGAGCTAAGTCTATTGCTTGCCTACACGTTAAACATAAATCCTCTAGTCTCTCTACTCTCTTCCTGTAGGAGACATACTTAATCACTTCATTACATGCCTTACACCTCATCACTCACCTCCTTAATGGTATGTGTGTCTATACTTACCGTCTAGTTGAACTGCTATCCCTCGCAGCATAGTCATAGCCTTAAGAGTTTTCTCTAACTTCTTAGCGTTAGGGAAAGTCTCGGCTAGTTTATCATACTTATTAGCTAGCTCTATGGTCTTGAGTATGTGCATCTCCACTGTGTCTACTAGCTCCTCCACTGTGGTATTCTCTGGCAGAACTAAAGTATCATCGTCTTCATCATCATCATAGTACCAGTCACTCATGCTGTTGTTCCTCCTCGTCCTGTTGTTTCCACCAGTCTACATCATCACTCCACTCCGCATAGTCTGGGTCATTGTCTAGCATTTGTTCCCACTCTCTGCCCATTATATAGTACCTCCTACCTTCCAGAAGTCTTCGGGTACATTGAGTGCTTGTTCTATAATCCCAATCGCAGTACCCATCCTACTATTCATATCATCTAAATCATTCTGGTCTTTTAGTTTATCCTCCTCTATTAACTGTCTACAATCCAGTAATATATTGTGAACTTTTCGCATGTCTTTATCAGTCATCATGTTAGATACTCCCAATCATTGCCATAGTGTACGCTCCCAATGCGTAGCTACACGCCACAATCACAGCATAACACACACGTTTTAATAACTCTATCTTCTTATCTACTACCTTATAATCCATGTTACACCTCCCCATAATCTTCAAATTCTACTAGTGGGTCTCGCTCATTGTAGGCTTGTGCTGTCATCTCTCTAATACCTTCTAAGTATTGAGACATAATGTGCCTACCTATAGCTACATAGTTATCCGTACACTCCCACATCATTGCGTCTTTCAGGAGTCTATGTAATGTCTCTGACTTAAAGTCCTCTATGTGGTCAAGCAAATCACAAGGTGGTACTTTCCTAGTGTGGAACTTGAGTAGCACCTCGTTCTGCTCGTCTGAGTTTAGTTCCTCGAAAGAAATACTATCTGGTTCTGCTAACTGTCTTGGGTCTCTCATTGTTGTGGTCTCCTCAATGGTCTTGTGTTTATATTGCGTCTGATGTAGTCCTTGATAAAATCTACTACCACTCCGCTCTTACCTCCTATATTCCAGTCAGTTATATTAGATATTTTCCTACCTCCTTCTCCTTTCCAAGCCTTACCATTCTTCCAGTTATATATAGTGGCAACATGCCTCTCCCCATTATCATCTCTTATCTCTAGATACCACTCGGCATCTGTCTTGTTGTCCGTACCTGAGTATGGTTCTCCGAACCTGTTTCTTAACTCGGCAAAAGTTATCTCCAATCTGCCTTGTAAATAAGTTCCGTTAGTCTTGTCCGTTCCCCAAGGTAAGATTCTAATTGATTTCATAATCCTCTCCTCTCTCTCTTGACTTCTAAATATATGGGCAATCCCCATGCAATTAATAAATAAGTTACTATACCAAACAGGTTATACAATAGTTCAAGCATTGTCAAGTCCTTTCAAGATGTGAGCAATGACATCGACTGTCATACCATTACCTAACATCTTGTATCTCTGTGTGTTAGAGACATGAGCAGTGTAACCTTCAGGCACAGTCTGTAATCTCTCACACTCTGTAACTGTTAGCTTTCTCCATTGTAGTTCCTTCGGATAAACTGCCACATTATCCTTCTGCACAGTGGTCAAGCTGTTTGTCTTGTTGTCATAACGTAGCTCTAACTGTTGGCTAGTGCTGCCGTCTGGATTATACCTGCCTCTCCAAGCTCCACCAAATACGAGTTGTCTTCTGTGTTTCTCGAAGTAAGTCTTAAGATTGCCTCCTTTAAAATAGTTTGCGTCTAGGCAGTGTGACTTCTCTCGGTCTACCTGCCCACATTCTATGATATCGCCTAGCAGTATACCTTTGTCCTCTGGTTGCTCTACAGGTAGGTTAGTCCAATACAATCTCTTTCGATTCTGAGCAGAAACTAGGCTACTGTTTATCATGATAGGTTCTACTCCTAGTGCCTCGGTAATCACTGCCTCTGATTCTTTCTTCATCTTCACATTCTCAAGCAAGAAGTATTTTGGTTTCACTTCTTTGAACACTCGAACAAACTCGAAGAACAGTTTGCTTCGCTCGTCATCAAAGTTAAGGTGCTTACCTGCAAAGCTGAATCCCTGACAAGGTGAACCACCTACTAACAAATCAATAGGCGCAGTGAAGTGAAGATTACGTGAACTACCTATATTCCTAACATCTCCTATGTGCTTGGTGTTAGGGAAGTTAGCTTGCGTCACCTTGATTGCGTACTTATCTACTTCACTTGCCCAATAGTTATCGACTCGCACTCCTAGCTTCTTCAAAGCTAGTTGAGCGCATGACATTCCATCGAATAAACTTAATACATTCATACTCTTAACTCCTAATCAATTTCGTACTGTCTGACATTATCTAGGAACTGTTCATCATTGTCAAATGAAAATCTGTAGTCGCTGTCAAAGCGCACTAGCTCACCATTGACATAAACAACAGTGTCCAAAGTTCCATCGTCTACAATATATATCTCTTGTTCTTGCATTGTCTTTCTCTCCTTTTTGTATATCTCTTTTTGCATTTTCATATGCCATTCTAATGGCGTGAAGCCGAACAAGTCGGCTTGCTTTGCGTTCTCCATTGTTTTTCTCCTTATTTTAGGCGCAACAATCCCTTCCCGGGAATCCCGGGCCTGTCTAATATCGTGCCAAGTTTGTCTAAGACTCCCCATTTCTGGGGAGTTTCGGATATCAAATCCTCATCAGTTAGACTAACGATTGATATAGCGAGGTAGCTCTTTATATTCCTTATATTTGCCCATGCAAACCTTATAAAACATCTCTTCGATATCTTCCTGCGCTACCTCTTGAATGTCCTTACCACTCATATTAAATTCCTGTCTAAAATATTTATTGATATGCTTGGTGGTCGTAGCGGAAAACTTCTCTTCAGTCTTGAACAATCCTCTCTCGAAAGGTAGATAATCAATATCCAGATTTCTACCTGCTACTGGCGTTGAATAAGAGAAAAGAATCTCGCTATCCTTGTACTTAACTAAAGACATATTACTTCCGTAGTTTATTAACATTTTTAAATCCTCTTTGTTAGTTAGTTAATTGCATAGAACTTGGTGAGTTCTATATTATCCCCTCTATTTGTATACTCTGGTTATTGAATTAACTTTGTGTCTTGGCATGGAACGTCTTCCGCTATATTTCGGGTTCGTCCAATCCTCCAAAATTCCTTTTCTATAAGCGCAAGTATGACCATTAATGTTGATGATGTAGGTATCTTTATTAGATAACTCTCTCATCACTTGGGTTAATGTCCTACCTGCTAAACCTTCAATCTTCTCAAGTTTGTAGTTGAATCTTTTAGCCACAGACTTGATTAATTTGTGCCATTCAAAATATCCGATCCCTTTCCAATCTTTCCTGCTTCCTGCTATCTTGCAAGCATTGTAGGCTTTACCTGTTGACAGGCAGAAAGCTACTGCTAGCGCAATAACTGTACAGTGATTTGTAGAGCCGTAGTGCTCTGACAATTCTCTGTCATATTCTGGATAGTTTTTATAGATTTTTTTCATAATGTCCTCCTTCAGAGGAGATAATATAGAACTCTCAAGCAAAGCTACTTTACGTCTTGTAACCAATGACAGCATCATAACCGCTTTTAAAATCGCATTGAATCAAAGGTAATCAGACATAGCTCCGCCATCTGAGTCCTAGTGTTGAATCGGAATCCCTGCTTTTACAGCGTCCCCTTGGAGACGTTAACCTGCACCACATTTGAGTCCTTGCTTTCGCTCGGATGGGGCAACCCAACTACATCGTTAACGTTCAGACTTAACTTGAATTGGTTCGATTTAACTCGCCACCAAGGTAACGTATCGAACTAAGTATTTCCCATCAAGTCAGTATCTCAACCGACTGCATACAGCCTAATCGATGTAATTTTTTTATTCAATGACCAATCTGGAATATGTATATAACCAAAATGAATTTACCTCTCGCATGTATAATGAACGCACACGCACATGCGCATGCGTGTAGCAGTATCTGTGGCATCTGTCAAGTACAATTCCGTTATATGTGGGTGCTCCCGTTATATTCTTTTGTTATCTGTGGATATCTTGTTAGTATCCTGTGGATAAGTGCCGGGAATCTGTGGATAACCTGTGAATAACCTGTGGATAACTTTTTACGCACACGCCTTGCCGTATCGCACATAATTAGAAGGGGTCGGGGGGTCTGGATCGTGGATACATATATATATGGAACCTCAAATATACTTGAGAAGAGGACACAGAAAACTAATTAAAATATGCAAATAACTAATTCAGAGCTAGAAAGAGGCTATATAAGAGCATATATAAGATTAGATATACTATATATCTAAGATATATTCTACTCTTTATAGAGTAGAATATAGATACCTTAGATTAGATTATATATACCTGTCTCAGTTAGAACTTCGACAGGTGAATAGCTCACCTACAGTGAGCTTGAACACACTTCAATACTATATTCCCATTACTAAGGGATAACTCTTTCCATTACTAAGTCTAAACTAAAGGGTTGACAAACCTTTATAGTTCGTGTATAATATAGTAATGATGCGTATACATTTCTATAATTCTTTTAAGGAGAAAACTTTATGGAGTATTTTTCGGGTTCTTTGCTAAATCCAAAAGTACCTAACGGAAAGGATAATAGAAACAAAACGCCATTCGACCAATACTTTCCTAACATGGCTCAACCATCTTCCCAGATGCCTTCTATGTTACAGCCTCGCAACGAGGCATTTCAACTTCCTCCTATTCTAAATCCTTCAGCAGCGTACAGAGCTTTTGCTGAACCTTATGTAAAGAATCCGTTTAAATCTTTACTAGAGCAGAGTAGGAGCTTATCACCAATATACAGAGATATGGCTAATATGAGGTAATACTATGGAACCATTAAGTGTGATGGCTGCGTTAAGTGTAGCTAACAAGGCATTTAATGGAGTTTCTAGAATGGTACACAAGGGACAGGAAATAGAATCCACTCTTGGACAATTAGGAAAGTGGTTTGAAGCGTTAGCCGATGTTAATGCGGCTACAGAACGGAGTAAGAATCCTCCGTTATTTAAAAAGATTGCAGCAAGTAAGTCAATCGAGAAAGAAGCTCTTGACTGTGTTATAGCGAAACAAAAGATGTATCAGCAAAGAAAAGAGCTACGGGAGTTAATCCTTTATGGATACGGTAAAGATGTTTGGGAAGATTTGCTAGCCACAGAAAAGCGAATACGAACAGAACGAAAGAACCAAATACATAGGCGGTTAGAGTTTAAACAGAAGATGATAGACTTTACGTTTATTGTCTTTGGTAGCTTTACTATTATTGGTTTGATTACAGGAACGCTTTGGATTATCTCACAAGGAGGTAACTAATGGTTTTAGTATTTATGCTCACTACGTTTATAAACGGTGAGCCTCAACCAGACAAAAGCTACTGGTACAGTATTGATAGATGTCAATACTTTGCAATGAGTTTAAGAAGACAGAACTACTGGTTAAGCCAGAAGTATCGTCAAAATGAGATAGGTGCTACCTGCACCCCTGTTCACGTTAATGATGAAGTAACTAAGGTTTGGCGATGATACGAATAGAATCACATGGAGTTTATACTTATAAACCCTTTAACAAAGCAAAAAGGACAGAAGCACCTGTGAAAATAGATTGGAGAAACTATCCTAACTTTAAGGAAGAAGAGTTTAAATGCACAGCTAGTGGTTTATGTAATATGGAACCAAAGTTTCTAGAAGCTATGCAATATCTTCGACAACAGTTTGCAAGACCACTAAAGATATCTAGTGGGTATAGAGACCCAACAACACACCCGGTAGAAATAAAAAAGGTAGTCCCGGGTGTACATAGTTGGGGTATAGCTGCTGATATATTAGTTTCGCATAAGTTAGCTTATGATTTATTAAGTATGGCATTAACTTTAAAAATATTTACAGGGATAGGTATAAAACAAAACGGACATCCTACAGGACGTTTTATTCATTTAGATATAGCAACCCAAGAAAATTATGGAGATTTCTTTAAAAAAGAAATTATCCGTCCTACAGTTTGGAGTTATTAATATGGCAGAGTGGCCTCAAGAAGTTCCTGATGCAGAGATGCAAAGTAAAGAAATAGAAACACAAAGAAAAGATATTCGTAAACAAATGAAGAAAACAGACGAACAAACCCAAATGTTGTTAGACAACGATTACTTTTTATTTTTTGGTGAAGCAAACAAATGATACAGATGTTAATAGGCCCAGTAGCTAAGATTGCCTCTACTTGGGTAGAAGGCAGAGTAAAGAAAGCGGAAGCTAAGACCCGTATGAAGGTAGCTGAAGCAGAAGCGAAAGCAGTCATCATGGAAAAGAAAGTCACAGGGGAAATAGACTGGGACATAGAGATGGCTAAAAGTTCTGACGGTTCATGGAAAGACGAGTGGCTTACTGTTATTTTTACTTTGCCTTTACTATTATTAATGTTTGGAGAATACGAAAGAGTTTCCGACTTCTTTCACATATTGGATACTGCACCTGATTGGTATCAATATTTGCTAGGTACAATTGTAGCAGCAAGTTTTGGTTTTAGAGGTGCAGCTAAGTTTATGGGGAAAAAGTAAATGGCTAGAAAAGCTAAAAGAGCTAACGATGCGTGTGCTAGGAAAGTAAAGAGTCGTTACAAGAAGTGGCCTTCTGCTTACGCAAGTGGAGCAGTAGCTAAGTGTAGAAAGGTAGGAGCAAAGAACTGGGGTAACAAATCTAGGAAGCGTGGATGATATGGCAGTTCGTAAAACTAAGAAAGGTGCTGCTCTAAAGAAATGGTTTAGAGAAGATTGGAGAGATGTCAAGACAGGAAAGAAATGTGGTCGTTCTGGTAAAGACAAAAACAAAAGACCCTACCCTGCTTGCAGACCTGCTAAAGTTGCAGGTCGTATAAGTAAAAAAGAAGCTGCTAAGAAAACAGGCCCAAGCAAAGTTAAGTGGTCTGTTACTGCGTCAGGTAGAAGAAGAAGGAGAAAAACTCTTGGCAAGTCGTAATCCAAATGTAAGAAGACGTTCTGGAAAAGGTATGAAAGGACATACTATTGGTAAAGGTCATAAGCGACCTACTAAACAGGGCGCAGGTATGACAGCTAAAGGGGTAGCTAAATACAGAAGAGAGAACCCCGGCTCTAAACTTAAAACAGCAGTCACAGAATCAAAACCTACTGGAGCTAGAGCTAAACGCAGAAAGTCTTATTGTGCTCGTTCTGCAGGGCAAATGAAAAAATTTCCTAAAGCAGCTAGAAACCCTAATAGTAGATTACGACAAGCTAGGAAAAGGTGGAAGTGTTAGATGGCAGGTAAAAGAGGAAACCCTGCATTAAAAAAAGGTGGCCCATCACTTAACCCACATGGTAGGGCAAAGGGTAGTAAGAATAAACTAACACTTATGCAGAATGGTTTAATAGACCAATTTGCAGGAGAGATGAATAAGGAGTTTAAAGACGTACTCCGTAGAGTAATTCAAGAAGCCAAAGATGGAGACATGACTGCAGCTAGGCTTCTACTGGATAGGGCAATTCCTGCCCGAAAAGCCGTAGAACATTACGGTGCTCAAGATGGTAATAACATTGTTATTAATATCAAAGGGCTTGAAGATATAAACCTAAACAGTGAAGAATCAATAGACGCAGAATATGAGGAGATAGATGATGGCGTACAATCCGAATCAATGTAGTGACATGGCAAACTCTGGGAAGTCTGGAGGAGTAAACAATCAAGGTGGTACTGTAACTGCAGAGGAACATTACCCTGCAAGCATAGCACCTGCTTCTAACATACCACCTGTAGGAACTTCTAACGGAGGAAAGTAACATGCCAATGGGAAAAGGAACTTATGGTTCTAAAAGAGGCAGACCTAAGAAAGGACAAGCTCTTTACGATGAAATGAGAAGAGCTAGTGCTAACAGAAGAGTTAGAAAAAGTCCTGTAATGGCTGGCACTAAAAAAGCTGCAGATGCAGCTAGGGCTAAAGTTAAACGCCCTGTTAAAAAAATTACTACTAAAAAAACTGTTAAAAAAACTACTGAGCAAAAGAAAAAGATTACTGCTAGAAGTAATGCCTCAACGAGAAGAAGAGGAATGACAGTAGAAGAATCTAGAATACTAGGTTTAACAGGAACGGGGATGAGAGATAAAGCTGCAAAACTTAGAGCAAATAAAGCAAAACGTGAAGCTGCTCTTAAAAAAGACAGAGAAAAAGAAGCGGCTAAAATAAAAAGAGCTAAGAAACTTGTTGGTGGTGCTCTTAGTGCTGTACCTGCAGGAAGGGCTGTATCAGCAGGTCGAGCAGGAGTTAAGGCTTTAGGCGGTGGCAAAGCTACAGTAAGAACAGGTAAAAGAGTGCTTGATAGACTTAAGCAAGAACGACAAAAGAGAAAAGAAGGTCGTGGATTTGAAGATTCTTACGGAGGAATAGTTAAGAAAACTATTAAAGGGCAAAGAAGCAGTGTTAAAAGACGTAATACAATAGCTAAGAATAAAGCAGCTAGTGAGTCTAAAAGAATTAAGACTGCTGAAAATGCTTACCGTAGAGGTGATATCACTAAAAGAGAACTACAAGCTATAAGAGCAGAAGCTCCAAAAAATATAACTAAACCAAAAAAAGGTAATGTTAGTAAAGCAGATGTTAAAAGAAGACGAGGCCCGAGAGCCAAACCTAAACGGTAATGGCTACAGAACTTAACTTTACATTACACCCTGCTCAACAGGAAATATTTCAATCTCCTAAAAGGTTTAAGGTTGTAGGTGCAGGTAGACGATTTGGTAAGTCTTATCTAGCCAGAGTAAAGTTAATTGTTGAAGCTCTTAAATCTAAGAATGAGTACGGTTATGACCTAACGGATAAAGCATGTTACTACATAGCTCCGACATTTAACCAAGCAAAAGATATTATGTGGCAGTCATTAAAACAAATGGCTGCTCCTATTACTAAAAAGATAAGGGAGAATGAGTGTATCCTCACCCTGTCTAATGATAGACAGATACATTTAAAAGGTTCTGATAGACCAGAAAGTCTTCGAGGTGTAGGCTTATCTTACGTTGTAATGGATGAGTATGCCTTTATGAAAGAAGAAGTTTGGACTGCTATCATACGACCTACGTTAGCAGACGTAAGAGGAGGAGCACTATTTATAGGAACTCCTAATGGTAAGAATCATTTCTATGATTTATTTTTATCTGCAGAGGATGAAGAAGGACAAGGAGATTGGGATGCTTGGACATTTAAATCTCTTGATAATCCTTTTTTAGACCCTAAAGAAGTTGTACTAGCAACTAAAGATATGCCTCTTGAGTTTGTTAAGCAAGAGTTTGAAGCAAACTTTTCCTCCTTTGGAGGCACAGTCTTTACAGAAGACATGTTTGTTATAGAAGATAGAACTACCTATGGGTCTGATATTTATATGACAGTAGACCCGGCAGGGTATGAAGATGTTAAAGGAATAGCACAAGGTAAAGTAAAAAGATTAGACGAAACAGCTATCTCAGTTGTAGAAGTTACAGATGAAGGGTGGCATGTTTTTGATATTATTACTGGTAGATGGAATGTAAGAGAAACGGCAGTGCGTATCTTACGAACTGCACAGAAGTATAAACCTAGACTAGTAGGTATAGAACGAGGTGCATTAAAAAATGCACTAATGCCTTATCTAAATGACAACATGCGAAGACTAAATGTGTTTCCATATATTACAGAGTTAACTCATGGAAACCAGAAAAAATATGACCGCATTGTCTGGGCATTACAAGGACGTATGGAGCAAGGCCGTCTTACATTCCAAGATGGGGATTACTTAGATAAATTATTTGACCAAATGTTAGATTTTCCTAATCCTTTAGCACATGATGATATGATAGATAGTCTTGCATATATAGACCAGATAGCACAACCAACTTATAATATGGACGAATCTATAGGGGAAAGTAATTGGGAACCTTTAGATAGCATTAGCGGAATGTAACATAGGAATTATTTATGGCAAAAGTAAGTATAGTAGACCCTGTTTCTGATTATGTACCTTCGGATACAGACAATGTTATATATGATTCTGACCTTACAGGGTGGATAATAGACAAGTGTGAGTCTTGGGAAGACGCTCGAAACTCTCAATACCAAGAACGATGGAAAGAATATTATAGGTTATGGAGAGGACAACACGCAGGGCCAGAAGATAAAATTAGGCAGTATGAGCGTTCTAAACTTATAGCACCTGCTTTACAACAAGCAATTGAAGGCGGTGTTTCTGAAATGGAAGAAACTATCTTTCACAGAAAACGATGGTTTGATTTAGAAGACGATGTTCGAGAAATAATTTTTAAACAAATTATAGAAGAAAATGCACAACAGATTGCACCCGAACAACTAGAACAGATAGCAAGTAATATAGATACTAGGTTAATACAAGTTACTGACCAACTGCTAGAAGACTTTGAAACTAGAAATGTTAATCAAGCTATTTCAGAAATACTTTTAAACGCTGCTTTATATGGTACAGGTATAGGTAAGATAACAGTAGAACAAAAACCTAGAAGAGTACCTATAACAGGTTCTATGGGAACTACATCTGATGTAATAGTACAAAAAGATTTACATGTTAATTTAGTACCTGTAGACCCTAATGAATTTGTAATAGATATAGCAGCTAATAATTTAAAAGATGCTTTAGGTATGGCACATATGTATACAGTGCCTAGACATGAAATTTTACAAAAACAAGCTAAAGGTATCTATAATAATGTACCTGTAGGTTTGTATACAAGAGATGAAAGTGAACATCCTATTTTAGATATTAGAGAACGAAACTATGAAGAAGCAGAACACGTTGAAATATTAGAGTACCATGGTTTAGTTCCTAAAACATTTTTTGAAGAAGCTGATACTGTACCAGACCCTTTAGCTGAGTTTGCAGAAAAACAAGATAATATTGAGTATGATGATTCTGCAGACATGGTAGAAGCTATTGTTTGGATTGCTAATCGTGGAACATTACTAAAAGTAGTTCGTAATCCTTTTATACATCAAGATAGGTCTTTTGTTTCTTTTCAGTGGGATACAGTACCTAATGCGTTTTGGGGTAGAGGTATAGCAGAAAAAGGATACAACCCTCAGAAAGCATTAGATGCAGAACTAAGAGCTAGAATAGATTCGTTAGCACTAGCTACATATCCTGTTATGTTAGTAAACGGTATGATGGCTCCTAGGAATAGTGATTTTAATATTAGACCGGGAAGGAATATAGTAGTCTCTGGGCCTGTTAATGAAGCAGTAGCTCCATTTAAATTTCCCGGGCCTGATGCACAAAGCTATAGACAGACTGCAGAGTTTGAACGTATGGTTACTATGGCTACGGGTTCTATGGATACTGCCGCTCCTTTAGGGGTTAACCCTAGAAACGAGACAGCAGGTGGTATGTCCATGATGATGGGTGCATTACTTAAACGTACCAAAAGAACTTTAAGAAATTTAGAGAATGAATTTTTAGACCCTCTTATACATAAGATTGCTCACAGATATATGCAGTTTGATAAAGACCGTTATCCTGTAGCAGATTATAAATTTAAAGTTCATGGTGCATTAGGAGCACAAGCTAGAGAGTTTGAAGTAGCACAGCTTACCCAGTTGCTACAAACAATTCCTCCGGGTTCTCCTGCATATTGGATAATATTAAAAGGAGTATTAAAAAATTACAATGTTGAAGATAAAGAATTACTTACTCAAATTATGGATAATTTCTTGCAACAGGCTCTTAATCCTCCGCCTCCACAGCCAGACTTTGACCAACAAATTAAAATGCAAGAGCAGCAGAGAAAAGCTCAAGAATTTGAATTTAATGTTCAAAAATCTACCAGAGATAGTATACGAAAAGATATGGAGATGGAAGCTGAGGCTGAGAGAGATAGAGGCGAAGCTATATGGAATCAGTCAGAAGCTATGCTTAATCTTGAAAAAGCTAAGACTGAGCGAGTTAAAGCAGAAAGTGATGCAATGCTTAAGCAAGCTCAAACAGCTAACACATTAATAGGAGATTCTGGTACACCTTTAGAGTATATGGCATTAGTAGATGCACTTAAACAATCTTTTGCTAGTGTTACAGATACCGCTGTAAATAGAATAAGCTCTACTTTAGGAGATAGCCTTAAACATTTAAGTGGTAGACAGCAGATGTTTAATACAGGCTCTACAAATATAGACCCTATTAATGCTAAGTTAGATCAGATATTAAGGCAACAACAAGAAGAACCTAACTTAAACATAACC